CCTAGGCGCCTTGCAATGACGGGAGTAGGAACTACCTCTCCGACGTTGACGGTCCCAACCCCTTCCTAGAAAGGAGTCATCCACCCGATTTTGATGTCGACGAATCGGGGACGTCCTGCACGCTGCAAGTGGTCCTTGTCGAAGAAGGGCTCATCGCCCCTCTTCAGGTGCCACTTCATTAGCGCTCCAATATCATCCAAAGAAGATCTGGGTGACTTGGATCGAGCTACCCAAGCTTTGACAAGAGGCTTGTGTAGCTTGTTGCACATTCGCATAGCTTCGTAACCGAAGCTGGCTGAATGGCGACCTAATGCAGGTGATGTTGGCTCAACGATTGGGAAGTTATCTCTTCCGAGAACACTTCTTATTCGTTTGTCTAGCCAGCTAGCAGTAGACCACATACCAATCTGATAAAATTGGTTGCGGAGCTCTACTAAGCTAATCACCTTGTCAGCCTGCTTACGTGATGATGGAAACGACCTGCGAACACGGACAGGAGTAACATCCTGACCATCGTAGTAGTCTCCACCACAAGACTCTCGGAATTTCCCATTCCAGAAAGACTTGCGCATATTCACTTTGAGTCCAAAGGACTCAAGGCGAGCGATCACGTAAGGGACACAATCTACGGGGACAACGATATCGTCTCCGTAGACGCGCACCATTCCAGAAAAGGATTCGACATCTTTTCTGGACAACCGCCTGTTGAGCTTGTCCTGAATTCCGAGGAAGATCAATGTTGTGAAAACCATTGCTTCCATGGGAAAACAGACAGCTGAACCCATAGACGCGAACTTGGCCAAGGGGATCACCCCATGACCAGGTACATCAGCCTTCGTGCTCCGCGTCGCTTGAAGAGCCTCATCTAAATGAGGCCACCAATTGACAAGGAGCCTTACATGCTGATTGGATACCCTATCGGATGCTTCACTCATGTCGAGTGTCGCGAGAGTCTGATTACGACTCCCTACGCGAGCCATTTCCCTATTTGGGTTCTGGTCGCGGAATCCGACGAAGCTGTAAGCGAGGTTCTTGACCTTGTTAGGGCCAATATACCTGCTTTCCAGTTTCTGGACGACGCTTTCGAGAATGGCCTGCTGCATGAACTGCATGCAGGTTGGCTCGATCGCGATGATCCTTGGGGTTTCCAGCGTTTTAGGTACGGTTATGACCCTCACGGGTCGTTCCGTATCGGGTTCGAGGAAGGTAACGCGACCCATCCGTTCCCAATATCTGGGCGAGGGAAGGGCGTTCTCCAAGAATGGAAAAACGCTCTCCAAACGGGTGGTCCATTCGACCTGATCGTACTTCTTGTTACCAAGAAGCCGATCGGCGGTGGACCCAGGGCCGTGCCTCGGGGTGAGCTTTCCTTCATTGACTTCTCGGTCAATGAGTTGGAAAACTTCACCGAAGAGGAGTAGGGACATTCTCTTGAAGGACGAAAAGTCCTCAAGAGAATTATCAGTGTCCCACTGCTTTACCTCCTTCTCACACTGCAAGTACCCTTCGATGGCGGCTTCTTGCCTTGCATCGCTGCAAGGTAGAAGCATCTTCTTGAACATCAACGTAAGTTGACGAATCGCGAAGATGGAATCCACGTCGGGATACTCGAGCAACATGGCAGTACCACGATCGAACACACGTTCCAGGAAACCTCCTAGAAATAGGGGGAGACCACCACTTCTGGCAAAACCAGAAAAGTGGCAGGGATCCACCTTCCCACTGTCAAGAGCTTCTTCGAAGTCCTTGGCAAACTTGGGAAGAGTAATAGTTAGAAAACTATTACCCTCGTGTTCGACGCGCCTCTGGAGCTTTTTAAAGTCCAGAGTGGTGCTAGTGTGACACCAGGCTCCCAATTCATCGGAAGCCTCTTTCCAGAGAGCCATCAGGCTTTTCAACGTGGCCGTCCTTTCGGGGCGGTTCGCGTTCCGTAGCCTCAAAACCCTCAAACAATGTTCATGCCTTCGACAAACTGATCCGGCAAAGAAGCAGGATCAACTGTCAAAGTGACGGAGATTGTGAGCCCAATCATGAGCCCAGTCACCATCTGCATGAGCATTGCGAATGTGCGTGACCATTCTGGTCGAGGTTGGTTAGACCTCTTGTCACCATGTTTCTTGGGTGACACCAGATTAGTTTTCTCCACCCAGAAGCTGGGTGGCACGCGCTCCCGAGGATGCAGTGAGGTACGCCGTCAAGGCGTCCACAATCTGCTTCGCCTCAGCGACAGTGTAACCGACATCCGGAAAATCCGTGACGAGGTACACAGCGCCGTTGAGACGAACGTTCACGCCCGCCATAAGCGGGTCTGAAGCGATCTTCGCGTGATCAAGGCGGATCATACGACGAGCCCTGCCCTTCCCGTATGTGTGGGAAACGGCGAGCTTGACCGTAGCGTCATCCTTCTGGAAGACGCCAGCATTCTTCTCCGTGGAAACACGGGGAAGAGTCTGAGCAACCGCGTTGATCGTAACACTCTGAGGGTCGGCGAATGCCATGAGGCAACTCTCTTTCAAGTTGACGACGGGAGACCATCCCCCGTCGACGTGGTGGTGAGTTCTGACAGCAGATAGCTGCCAGTGCAACCTCAGGTCCTGGAAAGGCCCAAAGCTGCAAGGATGGCGACCCTTTTAGGCGTGAAGCTTGAAGGGTCGACGCCAAATCCGAACGGTGTTGCTGCCAAGCGCATCTTCCATTCATCAGTGATGATGCGTGAAGATACGCAGGATTTACCAGACTTGGTAAATTTGGCACTGGTTATGCGGTTCACGCGAGCGTGATCCATAACATAACCATACTGCATCACCAGGCCATCTTTTCCTAAATTGGAGATATTAGTCATAATATCTCCAGTGTTGGAAAACCAGTCGATGGCCCACGACCAGGGTGCGATATTCCAAAGAGTTTCGGGGTCTACATTGACCCCGAGGAGGTGATCCGCCATGGATCGCCACTTCTGGAATTTAGCGAGCTGCGTACTTCCTGTTGGAATGTAGTACCGGAAGGCACCACTAAACCAACATTTGTGCGTATAATGCTCGCTCATCGTCCCGGTTCCGAAAGCGTTGACATGAGAGGCAGGGCTTCCGAAGAAGGAACCCTGATAAAGCCTCGTACTGTCTTCGTTGTCGGGAAAAGAATACTGCCGACGGATCTTTTTACCACTGCCTTCACGGTAGTTGTTCAAGATCTCGTGACTGTCACGCACTGCCGAAGCAAATGCGCGAACGTCACTGATTAGAGGGAGCCACCCGAACTGAACGTTCAGGTACTCGGAGCCCGCAGAACGGGCAACCTTGGCGCGGTTTTTAATCGCCTCCATGCCACTAATCATCGGAAGGCCGTCCGAGAGCAACTCGCCCATGGCGGTTGACATCTCAAACGCCGAATTCACGGGACTAACCCTAGCAATAGCGGTAGTCCCTTTCGCGTTAAGCGAAGAATTCGAGAGCAGACTGACAGTCCTGTTAGTCCAGGTGCCAGACGGCCCACCAACTGTGAGCTGACCGTTGTAGGCTCCACCGGAGCCGGTCAACATTAAGCCAGGCTGGTTGATATCCTCAGTTCTATGAACGAGGAAGGGACCTCCATCATCAATATGAGTATTGATGGGGAAGTTCTCTGTTGTCCAAATCAAGTTTTCTACGTTGTAGAATTCCTGATGGACACTCTTCCAGCTGTCAAACCCATTCGTACGCCACTGATAGTCACTGGTGGCTGTTAGTGTAGTACGAACGGGCACAGTCGTATTCCTTTCATCGTGTCGGATAGCATGCTGACTGCACACTAGCGCAATTACCACGACGCCGAAAGGCGCCG